TTGAACTATTGTACCCCGGAACACAAGAGAAAACTGGTGCTTTTGTTAAAGTACGTGGTAGTCAATCTAAAGTAGTACGTAACTACGCTAAGAAGAAATACAACGAGTACCGCTTGCGTGAACAACAAGCTAAACGCAAAGGTAAAGAAGAGGAATTGTCCTTGGATGAAGCTGAAGAAATGGCTATTGACAATGCTATCGTTCGTATCATCTCTTGGAAAGGTATTACAGAAGGTGGTGTAGATGTTCCTTTTACTAAAGAGACTGCTGCACGTATCTTACAAGAACATTCATGGATTCGTGAAGCTATTATGGAGGAAGCAGATCAACTGCTGAACTTTCAGTGAATCCGATGTGCTCCAAGCTAAGGAGTACGCTGAACAGGAGTTCAGACTATCGGAAGCGCAATCAGATGGTAATTCATTAAGAAGTCACCTTGAAGTAGTCCACAAGGCTACTAAGGTACTTCCAGAACAGCTACAAAACCTCGTAGCTTTACCTGATTCAATAAAGGAAGTATGGATGTACTTCTTGGATTTAAATTCCACTAGACCTTCAGGCTTTGGCATATCACCTATTAGTTATTCTGAAATGCTTGCTTATTTTACCTTGAATGATATTCAAGTGAATCAAGAGGAAGTGCAGTTAATAAGAATGTTTGATAACGCTGCAATTACTTCTTCAAGAGAACAAGAGAAGAAGCGAGAAAAGAAAGCTAAAAAGTAATAAAGGTAATCCTCTTAATTGAGGATTATTATTTATGCAGTTATATAAGTTGACTTTATAAATAATAAGAATTAAAAGACAGGATAGGTTTGACTTAATTACTCAAACTGACAAGATCAATACTCCACTGATCTTCCTTGTTTTCTCAGTGGATGTACTTGGAGAATACAAATGAATGAGAATAGATTTTATGTTTATGTCCACCGGAATAAACTGACTAATGAAGTGTTTTATGTTGGTAAGGGAACTAAATATAGAGCATCAAGCAAACATGGACGGTCTAAATCTTGGTATACATATGTTGAAAATAATGAATGGTATATTGAGATCAATGAGAACAACTTAACTAATAGAGAAGCAGAACTTTTAGAAGTTAATTTAATTAGTGAATTAAATCCAAAATTTAATACCCACAAAACTGCACTTGATCATAGAAAAATAGACGAAGTTTTTGTTACTAATAGGTACGAATATTGTGAAAATAGTCCAACTGGTCTAATTTACAAGGAATGTAATAACCAATATGGAAAGAAAAGAAGAAATGCTGGAGATATTGCTGGAACTTTAATATCCGACGGTTACATAACAGTTTCTTCTGGTGCATCTGGGAATGTTAGGGCACATCGAGTTATATGGTTTTTGTTAAATAAAGAAGACCCTCATGGTTATGTTATTGACCATATTGATGGTAACCGTTCTAACAATAAGATAGACAATCTTAGAAAAATTGAAGCTAAATTAAATAATCGTAATATGTCTATCCGTAAAGATAATAATACAGGAGTTATTGGGGTATCTGAAATAAACGGATCTTTTCGTGTTTCGTGGAAAACTCCTTCAGGTGAAGGAAGTAAGTTCTTTTCTATTTTAAAAAGAGGTAGGGATTTAGCATTTGCGCTTGCATTAGAAGTAAGACATAATGAATTTATAAATAATGAAAATAATAGTGAAGGTTATTCTAAAAGGCATTTAGGTACTTACAAACGTTCTCCTGTATTGCTGAAATATTCAGAGAAACAGATAAAAGAAATGATAGAAGGTGATGTGTCAATTACAAATACCAGTGGAATTACAGGTGTGGCTTTAAGGGTTGTCAAGGGTACTGAGTACTGGACAAGTTCTTATAAAAGGAACAGTGCTGTATTCTCTGTTAAGAAGTATGGAACAGATATTGCTAAAAGTCTTGCAGTTGAACATAGAAATAGAGCATACGGGTTAGAACCAAAAGCCATTGACGGATTCTGTATTAATGAGACGAATGCAATACTAGAGAATCAAATTTCAATTAGTAATTCCTCTGGTTATAAAAATATTAGTTTTAGTGAAAACAAAAATAAGACCATTTTACTTGCACAAAGAACAATCAACTATAAGAATATTTCAAAAAGATTTTGCTGTGAGACACTTGGAATAATGGTGGCTTTCAGAGATGCCCTTCAATGGGTCAGATACCTAGATAAACAGAAAGAATAACATGGCATTAAACCTGAGCGAGTTAAAATTCTCCGTTAACACCCAAGAATTAGAAGATGCAGCCTCTAAGATTAAAGCGCTAGGTACTGAAGTAGGTAATCTATCTAAGTCCATGTCTGGTCTTACCAAGGAAACTGCTGCTAGTGCTAAAGCGCAATCTGTTGCTAATCTTAATAACGCTAAAGCAGAAGAAGTTCTAGCTAAGGCTATACTTAGTACAACTAAGGCTGAACAGATTAGTAGCAAAGCTGCTGAAGCTAAAGAAAAAGTACTAGCTAAGACTACTAAGAATGTTAAGGATGCTGATGCAGCTTACCTTGGTTTATCCGAGAGTTTAACTAGAACTCGGGACTTAATGTCAGAATCGTGGACGCGTGGAGAAGCTAATCAAATCAAGATGGCAGAATCTGCTGGTCTTGTTGGGTCTAATCTTGAGTACGTTAAATCAATTCTAAAAGATATTGGTGCCTTATCGTCTAGCCCGTTTGATAATTCAATTGGTGCTGTTCGTGCGATGAACAAAGAGTTCGAAGGATTAGTACTTCGTTCTAAATTAGTATCACAAGGTATTGAATTAAACAATAAACAGCTAACCTTGTATGCGCGCCTAGCTGCTGAAGCATCTGTAGAAGTTAAAAAGATTGGTCTTGACCCAAGTCAAGGTGAAGGCTTGACTCAGTACAACAAGATACTGAAAGATTCTCAGGATGAATTTGTTAAGATAGCTGTAGCTAATAAAGAGATGCTTGATTCCGAGAAATTACTTGGTAAGCAACACAGAGAAACAGCAAGTGCTAAGTCGTTTCTGATTAAAGAAGATGAACGTATGTTGTCTGTTCAAGATCAGATGAACACAGGAACACTTCGTAGTATTTCTATCTCTGAAAAAGCAGCATTGGCTACAGCAAATTACGCTCGTAACTTAAAGTTAGCAGGCGTGAATGGAACAGAAGCAGCTAGTCGTTTAGCTAAGTACAGCGCAATGCAAAAAGATGTAGCTGCTAAAGAAGAAGCAAGAGTAGCAGGTAATCTCTCTAGGGCTTTAATGCCTCAAGTGACCGATGTTGCAGTATCCCTTTGGTCAGGACAATCTCCACTTACTGTACTCTTACAGCAAGGCGGACAGGTAGTCGATATGTTCAAACTTTCAGGTTTAGAAGCAAGTAAACTTGGTGAAACTATGAAATCAGCAATGAAGGGTATGATCCCTAGTATTGCTGCTGTTGGTGGCGCAGTAGGTGGTTTACTTGTTGATGGAATGAAAGGTGCTACTTCTGCTATTGGTGGATTCGTAGCTAAAATGACAGGTGTTCCTCAGTTAATGGAACTTGCTCGTAAGAGTGTAATTGATGCTTCAAGTGATTTTGATTCAGCAGCTAGTAATGTAGCAAAACTAGATAAAGTATTCGCTGGTGTAGGCGCAGGTCTAGGTGTAGGTATCGGTGCATCTCTTGTAATGCTTACAGCGATGGCTGTAGCAGCCTATCAAAGTATTCAAGTATTAACTGACTTGAGTAAAGCTATTGTGTCCGTAGGTGCCTCATATGGTCTTACAAGGGATCAGATTGTTCAGTACTCGGAGTCAATAGCTAAAAGTGGCATTACAACAAATGCAGCTATAGGTGCTTTAACAGAGATGATTAAAGCTGGTGCAGGTACTGCTAGTTCATTAGTTGCTATTACTGAAGCCGCAATGAATCTTGAGAAATACGGTGGGCAAGCTGTAGCTGAAACAGCTAAAGAATACGCTAAGTTAAAGGACGATCCGGTTAAGGCTTTATCTGAACTCAGGATTAACACTGGTTTAGTTACTGAAGAAAACATGAGAAATGTTACTTCATTAGTAGAACAAGGTAAAGAGATCAGTGCAGTTGAAGAAGCTACTCGTATTTTAATGCAGGCTCAATCACAGCAAGCACAGCAACTAAAAGATGATCTTAATCCGTTGCAACAACTATGGATTGATATGAAGAGTACCATTGCTGATGTATGGGACGAAGTATCAAGGGTTGCTCAAGGTACTATTGCGGTTACAGCATTTAGGGTTATTTGGGAAACAGTCTCGGTTGCTTTAGGTACTGTACTTAGACTCATCGGTGGTATCAGTACATCTATTGCTGCTTTGCTTCATGGTGATTTTAAAGCTGCTGGTGGAATTCTTATTGAATCAATTGAAGGTATTGGCGCTGCTGGTAGAAAATCAGGACAAGCAATTGCAGACGCAGCTAGTGGCGTAAAGGCTGTTCAAGATGCCGGAACTAAAGCTAGACAAGCTGAATCAAAAGCAGAGACTGATAGGCTAAAGTACGAAGTAGTAATTAAAAAGTTCAAAGAAGATGCTTTAAAGGATTCCATTAAGACTTCTAGTAAGCAGCAGTACGTGAATGACATGATTGCTAAACAGAACAAGTTGATCGGTGAAGGGTCTAAACTAAAAGCTGAAGATGAAGCATTCATTCGTAAGCAACTAGGCGCTCAATGGCAAGATGCTCAAAAGAAACCTACTAAATCAAACGCTGATAAAGAGGCCGAGAGAATTGCTAAGTCATACGCTAGTTCTATGCAGTCAGTTGAAAAAGCTACTAACCTAGCAACTAAAGCTGAAGAAGATTACACAAATGCTCAACGACTAGCTCTTGATATATTCTCTAAGCCTGAATTCTTGAAGTACAGTGATGATCAGAAAAGAGCACTTGTTACTAAACTAGAAACTGTAATCGCTGTTGAACAACAGATTGAAGCAGAGAAAAGACTAAGTGAAAATAATAAAGAGCGTTTGGAATTCCTTGATGCAGAAAAGAAGATTCAAGAAGAACAACAAGCTATATACCGGGCTAATTCAGAGACTATTACACAAGAGACTACTTCACTTGCTTTACGCCAAGAGCTACTTGGTAAAACTGATGAAGAGCAAAAGAAAATCAATGAATCATATGCTACTCAGAATAAGCTAACTCAGATTGATTTAAAGTACAGCAAGCAAAGACTTGATCTTCAGGCTAAGTACTTGAAACTCCAAGATGAAAAAGGTGGAGATTTTGATTACGTTAAGTTCAATGAAGAGATGAAACGCTCAGTTGAACAACAAGGCCAAGAAGCTAAGTTAGTGTGGGATGGTGTAGCTCAAAGTGCTGCTGAGGATTATCAGAAAGAAATGAAAGCTATCTCTGGTTCTATTACTGATATTATTGTTACTGCTTTATTTGAAGGTGGTAAAGCAGGTAGCCAGAAAATTAAAGATGCTCTGAAAGCTAGTTTTAAGAATGCTATTACTGTTCAAGTTAATGCTGTTGTGAATGCTTCACTTTCTTCACTTACTAGTGCAGGTAAAGCGTCAGGTGGAACAGGTACAGGATCAGCAGTTAGTGACCTTTTAAGTGGAGTCAGTAGCTTTTTACCTTCTGGTATTTCAGCAGGTTTTGGTGCCCTTGGTGGTGGATATGCTGCTGGTTCTGCTCTTGGTACTAGCGCAATTATGCCAAGTCTTACAATGATTGGGGAAGCAACTGGTTTAACTAGCTTAGCTGCTGGCGTGGGTCAATTAGCAGGTGCATTAGGACCAGTTGCTTTGGGTATAGGCGCAATTATGCAGCTTGCTAAATCTCTCGACGACTCAGGTACTTACCACACAGGTGCATTGTCTCAGTACAGCGCAGCAGGTGGTACAGCGAGTAGTCAAACTCACGGTGCATTTGGAATGGGTTTCGGTGGTGTAGATGCTAGCGCAGGCACCCAAAAGCTGACTGAATCATTATCTAAAGGTATTGTAGACATTCTTGATATGACAGCTACTACCTTTGGTAAGGAAGCTGGATACAAAGCTGCTACAGCCTTTGCTGATGATAGTAGCGGAGATGGTGCTTGGGGTGGTTTACTAATTTCACAACTAGAAAAGACTATTGTAAATTGGGATACTACTAGAGCTAGTAAGTGGGCACCTAAAGTGTTTTCTGATGGTGAAGCAGGTATGCAGGAATACCTAAGTTCTACTGTAGCTAGTGTTAAATCAGCTTTGATTGAAATGCAACTACCTGATTGGGCTGAAGGTTACATCAATGCACTTGGTTCTACAGCTACGCTTGATGAATTAGGTACTGTGGTACAAATGATTCAAGTCACAAAGGAAGCATTTAATAGCCTAGGTGAAGTATTTCCGGGTTTGATTAATATGTCAGATGCTGCACAGAGTTCATTGTTAGCTGCTTCAGGTGGTATTGGTGCGTTAGCTACTACTGCTACTTCATTCTATGATAATTTCTTCACGGAAGATGAGAAACTAAATAGAGCTACAGCTAAAACATCAGAAGCATTCGGTAAATTAGGTATCGTAATGCCAGAAGTTAACTCAGGTATGCGTGAGTGGTACAAGCAAGAAGTTCTACGTGCAATGGCATTGGATCAAAGCGTACCTGCTAATGCTAAAGCTACTGTCGCTATATTGAACCTACAAGGTGCGGTAAATGATATTGCTCCTGCATTTGACAGCGCAGTAAGTGCATTAAGTAATATTGAAGATGCGCTAGGTAATACTGAAAGTGCTTATGATAAGTTAGAAAAGTCAATTAACTTGGAAAAACAAGCACTACAAAATAGTATCAATTCCGCTAAAGAAGCTAGAGATGCACTGAAGGGTATTTTTGATACTCTATCAAGTAGTATTAATTCGATATACGGTAACGTTACATCAACATCTAATATGCTGGCGAGTTCAGGTAGAGCGTTGATTACATCAGCTACTAAATCAGGTGTAATGCCAGATCAAGCTAGTCTAACAAATGCAATCGCTGCTGTTAATGCTGGAATGGATGACAGTACATTTGCTACTAAAGTTGAAGCGGATCGCTCTAGATTAGCATTTGCTAATGACTTGGAAAAACTAAGAAATCAAGCAGGTAAGCAATTAAGTACTGCAGATAAGCAATTACTTTCTTTGGAAAAACAAGTAACGTACCTTGATGGTATTTTAACTACTGCCAAATCTCAGTTGGACTTTCTAGCAGGGATTGACTCTGGTGTTATCAGCTTAAAGGATGCGCTATTGCAATTTGCCGAAAGCATTAAATTACTTGGTTCTGCTAAAGTTGAAGGTACTCCTGTATTTAACACTCAAGATAGAGCTTCAGTTGTTTCTCAAATGGAGACATTAGCTAAATCGTCAGGTGTTAGTACTGATCGTGCTTTGTATGAATTAGCGAAGGCTAACAACTACTCTCCCGCTATGGTTGACAAAGCAATGGGTTTTGCTCCCGGTACTTCGGAATCTTGGATTAAAGCTAATAACTTACCGATGTTTGCTAATGGTGGTAGTTATCAAGGTGGTATGGCCCTTGTAGGGGAAACTGGACCTGAACTGATTAACTTCAGTAATCCCGGTCAAGTATATACTTCAGCGCAGACTAGCTCCTTAATGAGTTCTGATAATACAGCACTTGTATCAAAACTAGATGCTCTAACAAATGAAGTTATTCTTTTACGTTCAGAAGCAAGAGCTACAGCAGTTAATACTTCTAGACTCAATAGTAACTTTGAACGAAGTATTGTACCAACGACAGAAGGTGATGCATTGCTAGTTAAAACAGCAGTCTAATTAAATATCCTATAAGGTAACAGATGAAGGTAATAAAACCGGTTTTATATCAAAGTAGTCATTTGCTTAGTACGACGGCAGTAGAAACTGTAGCATTGTATGTAGCAGGTACTACTTATGCGTTGGGGGCTAAAGTAAGGTACGGTGAAAGACTTTATGAAAGTTTAGTAGCCAGTAACTTAGGGAATCAACCAGACATTTCACCTACTAAGTGGTTAGACTATGCACCTAGTAATAAAACAGCAATGTTTGACAATGCAGTTAACACTGCAAGTACATCTGTTAGTCCATTTATTACAGTACTACAACCTTTAGTTCTGTTTAACAGTGTAGCTTACTTGAACTTAACAGGTACTAGCTTGAATGTTAAAGTGCAGAACGGAGTTGGTGGTGCTGAAGTATATAACCGAACAATATCACTGGATTCCAGTGAAGTTCTGGATTGGTACATGTACTACTTTGAACCCTTTGATCTCTTAACTGAAGTAGTTATTACTGACATTCCACCTTACATTAACAATGTACTTACTAGCACTTTAGTGAACGCTACAGATGCTAGTATAGGTTCATTGATATACGGTACTGTCTATACTTTAGGTGGAACTCAATACGGTGCAAGTGTAGGGATTAGGGACTATTCCGTGAAAGTAACTGATGATTTTGGGAATACCAAATTCGTACAAAGGGCTTTCAGTAAACGCCTAGAATCTGACGTATTCATTGATAACTCAATGCTTAACTATAACTACAAATTACTAAGTGATCTAAGAGCTATACCTGCTGTTTGGATTGGCTCCGATGATACTAAGTATCAACCCTTGATTGTCTATGGTTACTACCGGGACTTCAACGTAACAATTCAGTATCCTACTTACTCCCTTTGTTCTTTACAAATAGAAGGACTGATCTAATTAGCACTTATGTTCTATAGAAAAGAAACCAATGACAACACTAACAAATCTACCTCCTGCCCCTCAACGATCTTCGCCTGAAACATTTGCTACATTAGCCGATGCTTGGGTATCTGCACTTGAGGGCACATTTACTCCTGAAATGAATCTAATCATTCCAGAGATTAATTCACTTAGTACAACTGCGCAGTTAAGTGCAAATACAGCAGTAGCAGCTTCTGAGTCAGCCATTGCTGTAACCAACGCTATCATCTGGGTGAGTGGTACTACTTACTCCGTAGGAGATGCTAGATATAGTCCTATCACTTTACTTACATACAGGCGCAAAATAGCAGGTGCTGGTACTATTGATCCTAGCTTAGATACAATAAATTGGGTATCTATTGGTGGGGCATCCATTGCACAACTTCATGCAGTTGCATTATCATTTTAAATAAGGAAACATTATGGCTAAGACTTTTACAGCCCCCTTCGCACAAACACCCAAAACAAATTCAGGAGTTGTTACAGCAGCTTGTACCATTACATCAGATGCCCCAGCTAATACAGTTTTACTCGTTACGGCAGGTACAGATGGTTCAGTTCTGACAGCACTCAGTGCTATGCCTAGAGCTACTGCTACAGCATCTGAATTAGCTTTATTCATTAGTAAAGATGGTGGTACAACTAAACGATTTATTGATTCTGCTCTTATGAGTGCTTATACATCAGCAGCTACTACATCTACACCCGTGACTATCTTTAGTCGCATCAGCGATTCTTCACCATTGCGTCTTGCTGCTGGTGATACGCTCTACGTGGGTTCACAAGTGGCCTTAGCTGGTGGGATTGTGTTCAATGCTGAGTGGATGGACTACTAATCATGGCAGCGCGTGAATTGGGCAACCCGCTGGGGTTGAATCGCTGGCAGCCGGGGGCATCTACCTACACCCGCATCGTGTCGGGCTCGGGTGTGCTGATTCCACCGCCGGGCGCACGGATGATGCGCGTGGCGGTGATTGGTGGGGGTGGTGGCGGTGTTGCTGGCAATGGCGTTGGTCGGGGCGGTGGTGGCGGTGGATGTGCGGCCACGAAGATTACGCCAGCGTCAGCCATCTCTTGTGTTATTGGCGCTGGCGGAGCGGCGACAGTTTCCGGAAATGAGTCATCCGCAATATTTGCTGGTTATTCACTGGTTGCAGGCGGCGGTGTTGCGGGCTCAGGCGGTGTTGCGGGCTCAGGCGGTGCTGGCGGTACAGGCACTGGCGGCGACTACAACTTTACAGGCGGCACTGGCGGTTATGGGCAAAGTGGCGGAAGCTCTAGCGCAGCAGGCGGCGGGGGCGGGGCTGGGCCAAATGGAGGTGGCGGCAATGGGGGTGACGCCGATGCATCAACTGAAACGCAACCTACCGCTGGTAATTACGGGCTTGGGTGGGGAGCAGGTGGCGGCTCTGGAGGCGGCATACAAGGTGGCACAGCCAGCGCTGGCGCGGGCGGCGGAGGTGCTGGCGCTAACGGCGGAGCGGCTGTGTTTGGCGGTGTGCCATCGGCTACATCTTCAGCGGCATCAACTCAAGTTTTTGGACTCTCACCGGAACATATTTATTCCCCTTCTACTAACGCCGCCTCATCTGCTGGCGGGGAGATGGGCGGCGGCGGTGGTGCTTGTGGGGGGTTCTCAGGCACACCCGCAACTGCGTCATCCGGCGGCGGCTCAGGCGGCATGGTAGTCGAGTGGTTTTACTGAAAGCACAAAATGATAAAAATACAAAACAACACCCCTACCCGTGAAGCCTTACCCGCTTTCCTACTCGGCCTCAAGCTTGAATCACTCGCAGACCTATCGTGGACTGACCCCTCATTAGGAGTCTCTGATTGTAAGTGGCTACCTGAAGTTGACGCATCTCCTGCATTGAATCAATACGAGAAATACGAAGGTGAAACTTTCAAAATTGTAGGTGCTACTGTAGAAGTAACCAAAGGTGTAATTCCTTGGACTACTGAAGAAATTAATCAATTCATTAAAAGTCAAGTACCTCAAGTAGTAACTATGCGTCAAGCTGAACTTGCTTTACTTAATGCTAATCTTTTAGATGATATTGAAGTACTGATTCCTACTTTACCGAGGGTAGATCAGATTTCATGGACAAGGGCGTCTACAGTAGAACGCAATAACCCTCTTGTTGCTTATATACAAAGTATTAAAGGTTTATCAGATACTGACATTGATAACCTATTTATTCAAGCAGCAGGTCTATGATGCTAACAATGACTTATGCTTTAATAGCAGGGTCTATTCTAGCCTTCCTATGGTGCTTTTGGGCGCTTTATGTCCTAGTCATGGGATTATACAGGGCGCACCTGAATAAACGCCTTGTAGGGCTTAATAAGTACCTTGCTGCACCTTTTGTAATTCTTGGGTTTATCGTGGACTTGATTGCCAATGTATTTGTAGCTACTATGTTCTTCTTTGAATTACCAAAGGAGTACCTAGTGACTACTAGACTTAAGCGATATAAGACGTATAAGAATGGATACAAGCACAAATGGGCTGTGTATATTTGTGATCATATTTTGGATGTATTCGATCCAAGTGATGATCATTGCTAGTGAGGATTAACATGCAAAATAAGAATAACCCAAATGTTCAATA